TCAGACGGATCGGACAGATCATCCCTCGGCACCGGCCGGGGCGTCGGTGGTGCTGCCTCGGCTGCCGGTGGAGGTGTGGGAGCCCGGCCGAGACGATCGGTCGCTGTATCGGCTGCTGCGGGCGTACTGGACCGAGCACGGGCCGGGGATCGAGGCGGCCGGCATCGACGCGGACACGTTCACGGCCGCCGTCCTGGCCGCTCGGGCCCAGCCACGCACGGACCCGCAGCGTTACGCCGAGCGCTGCCTGGAGCTCGGCCTGACGGAGAACTGGCTCGCCCAGGGCCGCGCCTGGCGCCGCCGGCAACGTCTGACGGCTCAACGGCTCGCAACGCACGGAGTGCCACGATGAGGCAGAACAGCCGCACCATATGGCCTGGGATTGCGCTTACTCTGGCGATAGTCATAGCCGTCGAGTTCGCGGCTCTGACCAAGGTGGATCGGACCGGAGCTGCGAGGGCTTCTGCCGACCGCGAACTTGATCGCGATGCTTCCGCGCCTCGCCAATGCTCTTGACGGCGCCATTCGGCTTCTGGATCGAACTATCGGCCCGGGCTGGCGCAAGGACTGGGCGTTCCGCGAAGTGCTGGATGAAGCGATCAAGCTCTGGAGCGAGACAAAAAAAGAGGGGTTGGCATGACCATATCCCAGGCGAAAGACGAAGTGGCAGCGGACCCGCTGGAGCGGGCGATGTTCCTCTGCGAGGTACTGTGCGTTTTGTTGAGCCGACATCCGCGCAGGCGGATGCTGTTCATCGCCTGCCAGACGGAAGAGCACACCTGGGTCGTCATCTGCCGGCGGCGGGACTGGCCGCGAGCGATCTGGCAGCTCGCCCGTTGGGCCTTCGACCGCTCGCTCCCGCTCCGGCCCCGCCACGCCCTCGGCCTGGCCGTGCGATTGACGCTGCAGGTCTTTCGCGGTCGGCGAAGCTCACTGACCGGCATGGAGCAATGAACCTATCGACACGAAACGCGGTAGAGTCGGCGATTGACATGGCCAAACACGACAGGCGGTCCACGTGGATGGACCTACTGCGTGCATTCAAGACGGTCGTGCGGCGGTACGGAGCGTCCAGCCAGCGACGCGGAAGAGGACATTGCATTCGCAAGCGGCGGAGGTAGGATATGTGTATGACACCGAGCAAACCCATCATCTTGCGGGTCTCGACGCGGCTGCGCGAGAGGCTGGAGCGCGAGTGCGACCGGAGGAAGTGCGAGCTGTCGGAGCTGGTGCGCTCGCTGCTGGCCGACGCCCTCGGCGATCCGTCGCTGGCCGAGATGCGACCGCCCCGGCGTCCGCGCAAGGACGAGTTGGAGTCGCCGCCCGGCGGCCGAGCCGATCACGACGACTGACTGCCGATCGCCGGTTTTTTTTCGAAAAAATGTCATACAGATATTGACACCGGCCGATAAGTGTAATACACTTAGGCCAGAGTGAGAGGCCGGCGCTGGGCCGGCCGAAAAGAAGTGGAGCCGGCGAGGCCGCCACCTCCCGGCTCCTGGGCCCCACCTGATAGGGAGGTGAGACCATGAGTTACACTGGCACGACTCTGACGTGTGGTCAAGGGTACGGGGGACGAAAGCCCTGGATCGCTCGGATCAGCGGCACCGACAGCAAGTACGGATTCGATCGTGAGTTCCTGAGCGTCCGCATGTCCTACAGCCGCTCCGGTAAGACCGGTCGCGGCGAAGCGTACATCACCGAGCCCGGCCTCTATCAGTGCCGGGATACCGGCCAGCGGGGCAACGAGGACCGCTTCTATGTCATCCTCCCCGACGCAGATGGCCAGCTTATCGAGCATACGATCGACGAGGACGACGCACTGAAACTGGCGGCTCTGCTCGACGAGCATTCGATCGAACAGGCCGCTCGGATTGTCGACGGCGAGCTCCGTATCGGCCTGGCCGCTGACGATGCTCCGACGCTGGCCGGTTGCATTCAGCAGCTCGAAGCTGCCGTCGGCGAGGCTGGTGGCGCCGATAGTTCTGATCTGGCTCGTACCGTCTCTGAGGTGCTCACGCAGCTCAGGCGCCTGGCGTGATCACCTCCCTATCTCCGCGCGGGCGGGTCGGCGTGTTGTGCCGGCCCGCCGACGCGCGGCCCCCTTGGCTCTTGAGAGGAGCGATCCTATGCGACGATTGATCTACTGTGCGAAGTGGAATTCCCTGCGCGGCGACCGGATTCCCGACGCGTCTGCCCCGTGGATACGAGTCGGCTTACCCGGTGGCGCATGGGCGATCTGCGTCTGTGACGATCCCGAGGCCCCCGTACCGGCCGGCTGGCAGGAAGCCAGCCGAGACGATCGGCTGCCCGTCTCCGCTGCGGAGATCGAACAGCAGGTCGAGCAGCTCAAGCGGCTCGGGTACGACGACGCGGCCGACCTGGTCGACGAGGACTACGTCCGATCCGTCCGGCACGACCCGGCGACCGAGTGGTATGCCTGGGTCGCACCGCTCGATCTGCTGTCGGACATCGAGGAGGCCGGTCGTATCTACGCTCACGCGATGCTGTCCGTCGGGTCGCACCTGACGGAGGTCTGTGTGCGACCCCATGAGGACAGACGGCATTGGCTGGCCTGGGTAGGTATCGGCAGCCGCATGGAGGCGGTGATCGATGCCCGGCGTGCTTCCGCGTCCTTCGAGACGGCAGAAGAGGCCGAAAGCGCCGCCTTGGCGATCCTGCGGCCGCGGCGCAAGGCCTTCGAACGCGACCTGCGGACGCGGCTGGCCGGCTGGGCGGACGAAGCAATCCAGCGGATTCTGACCGGCCGCGTGCCGGTCGTCGCCGGCGTGTGGCCGTATGCCCCGGAGCCGCGCGTGCGCGTGGCCGATCGGCGCGACACCGATCTCTGGTCCGTCACGCCCCGTCCGCCGGCGGACGATCTGCCGGATGTGCCGGCGACGGTCGAGCGCGTCGCCTGGCGTGGCCGGCTGTGGACGCGGCCGCAACTGCGCCGGTTCCGGCGCTACTGTCGGATGAAAGGACAGGGCGACACCGAGCGAGCGCGAGCATTTCGCGAGTCGGCTCAGCAGATTGATCGGTTGTTGGGCGAGGCCGAGTCATGAACGAGATTCGCACTCATTCCGTCTGCCTGCGCATCGTCCGCCGCTACTTCGCCTGGCTCATGCCGGGCGCGGCGGACGATCTGTCGCAGACGGTGTGGGTCGCGGTGCTGGAGCATCCGGGCGAGCCGCTGCCGGTGGTGCGCCGGGCGGCGGTGCGTGGGTGCGAGCGGCTCGCCCGCGATCTCGGCTGGCGGCGGACACGGGACTCCCGCCGCCGGCGAGTCTGGATGAGAGAGTCCCAATGGCTTCGCCGCGGGCCGCGCCGCCAGGGTGCGCCCGTCGGCAATCAGAATAGGAGGAAGCGATGCAGTTGAGTATTCAGGTCTGCCCGGCGCCGGACGAAGTGCCCGCAGGCGCTGTGATCATCCAACGTCACGACCCCGACGGTGAGCCGATGCCGTGCCAGTTCTGCGACGGGACTGGTCGGCTGGACAAGTATCGCGGAGAGCCGTGTCGCAAGTGCGCCGGCAGCGGCCATGGCAAGTTCATTTGGGCAGCACGGTATCTCATCCGAACGGCGGGACAGATCGACGTCGCCGTCGAGTGGCTGGACTCGCTTGACCAATCTCGGCACCGCGTCGATCGCACGATCGGGCTGGCCGAGACTGGTGGCGGATACACCAATACGGGGCACGCGACGATCGTCTGCGGCCTGCGCGGCGAGCCACTGCCGTCGGTCGGCGGTCGCGCTGTGTGCGGTGGCGAGCACGCCAGGTTTTGGGTGCACGCCGCGATGCTCATCGAATACGGCCACCATCGCGGGCAGGGATGCGGCGACGTATCGCTCGTCGCCATCGACCGCCGCGCGCCGCAGATGGTCGGCATCCAGCATGTTCGGCTCTGGGAGTTCGACGATGATCTTTCGGAGGTCGTCGTCCGCTCGCCGGAGTACCTGCGGCACAACTACGAGCGCGAGACGATTGACCTGGAATTCCCGCGCGAGGCGGTACAGGCCGCCATGCGCAAATCACGGGACTACCATTGCCGATCGGCCTACTACGCGGCCGGCACTTACGCACATGGGCCGAGCGGCGCGCTGCGCGGTGCCGGCGCCGCATGCGGCGGGCTCCCCTCGCCGCACAAGGGACCGGGCATCGGATACACGTCGTAGGACCGAGCTTGATGACCGTCTACGGATATTGCCGCGTATCCGTAGATCGGACGGAGTCGATCTCGATCAAGACACAGATGCAGCTCATCAGGGAGTACGTTGAGCGGCGGCTGCCGGACGCAGGCGAACTGCGCTATGTCGTGGATCGCGGCGTGTCGGGCAGCGTGCCGCTCTTTTCGCGTCCGGCCGGACGCCAGCTCCGATCGCTGCAGCGCGGCGACCACCTGGTCGTCGCGAAACTGGACCGGGCGTTTCGGTCGGTCCTGGACGGCGCAGCGGTCCTGAGCGAGCTGACGGACGCCGGCGTCGGCGTCCATTGCCTCGACGTGCAGGTCGACACGACCACACCCGTCGGCCGCGCGATGCTCCACATGCTGATGACGTTCGCCGAGCTCGAGCGCGAGCGGATCGGTGAGCGGCTGCGCGCGGCGAACAGACAGCGTCGCCGGCAGGGTCTGCCGTGTGTGCCGACGGAACGCGCGCCGCTCGGCTGGCGAGTGGTCGAGACACGCGACGGACGCCGATTTCGCCCGCGACCGGGCGAGCGGAAGAAGTGTCTGACGTTGCTCCGGCTGCGCCGGCGGGGGATGACCTACCGGGAGCTGTGGGAGTATTGCCGGCGGCGCCGCTGGCGGAACCGGCAGGGGCGGCTCTGGACTCGGGCCCGCATCCGCCGGGCGATAGTCGCGGCCCGCGAGGGATTCCCCCTCGTGAGCGAGGATAGCCGTCGCTGGGGCGCCGAAAGCGACCGCCCGCGTCACCGGCGACGCCGGCGCGAAAAAATCATTGGCGCTCGACACAGGCAGAGGTAATATGGAAACAACCTTCCTCTCAGTACCTGAGCACACTGAGAGACAAGTTCCCACCTCACCGTTCGCGGTGAGGACACTGCTGGCGGTGTGGGGTGGCCTGCAGCCCCACGCCGCTGTTTTTTTGCCCCCTCCGGATCAGCTTGATGTCCCGGTTCTGAATCCGAAGGCACCCGGCGGCTTGCGCAGCCGAAGGAAGAAAGATTGCGGTCGCTGAGTCGCCGGTCATTTGCAACGCCGCGTGGGCTAGGGTATGCTCGGGTCGTCATGGCCAAGCTACCGATTCTCATCAGCCTGTTCGGACTCGGGATTTGTCTCGCCGTCGGCGGAGAGGCGCCACCCCCGCAGCCGCAACTGGTCCTACCGGGTCGCGTCGTCCGGGTCGTTGACGGCGACACGCTCGACGTAGAAGTGACCCTTCGCGTGCGCGTGCGACTCCTGGATTGCTGGGCGCCGGAGGTGCGGACCGAGCAGGGCAAGAAGGCGGCTCAGCGAATGCGCGAGCTGGTGAAGGATGGCAAGTGCCGGCTCGTGGTGCCGCTCCCGGCCGACGGCGAGCTCAGACGCTGCTTCACCTTCGGCCGAGTGCTTGGCCGAGTCTATTGCGGCGGTCAAGATGTCGGCCGGCAGTTGGTGCGGGAGGGACTCGCCAGCTCCCACAAGTGAATCCGAGTAGCGGCCGTCACTGGAATTAACCCTTGACCCGCCGCCTGGCCGCGCGGAGCAGAACGTCCCGGGCCCACGCCGCTGTTTGTGGGCGCAGGCGGTCGCGGCTACCAGTCGTAGACCGCTCGGAGGAAACCCGAGTGGAGCAGCCAATTGTTGAGGTGAGTCACGGCGATTTTCGACGTCGGCTCCGGTCCGTAGTCTTCCGCTGCCAGCCAGTAGCTCAGAATTTGGTTGCCGCCGAGCAGCCAGGCTTCGGTGCGGTAATCCTCCGGATAGCCGTTGGCGAGCAATGGATGGCCCGGCTGGAGGACTTCGCCGACTGGATAGGGGTACGGATCCGGAAAAGGTGTGCCCGGCTTCGCATACTCCCGCGACCAGAAATCCAGCGACAATCCCAATCCGCTCAGCAGTTCGGTCCACCAGCGATTCGTCATCGGCGGCGGGACTTGCGGCAAATTGGCGTGGCCGCCGGCGGTCAATAACGAGAGTGACAAGTGATTGACCGGCGGCATCAGCAGGAGGCGCTTATTGCCGAGGCTTAGCCAGCGTTTCAACTCAGCCAACTGATCGGCAAAAGCCGCCGGTGACAATTCACCGATCAAGATCACCAGCTTAGCTTGATCCGGCAGTCTCGTGGCGGAGCGGGGCGATCCGTCGGACGCGTAGCCGACGCACGTCGCCGCGTCGAATCCGAAGGTGCCCCAGACATAGCCCCGTGGATCGGCCACTGTCGATGCACCGCGAAACCCAAACCGGTAGAACCATTGTTCGGAAGCGCTGAAGCCAGCCCGGGTGTCCTCGAAGCAGCCAGCAGGATTCCACAGCACGACCCGGATCGCACCGCAATCGGACGTATCGTACGCGGCGCCGTAGGGATCGTCGATCGTCGGATCATCCGCATTGAGGTCGGGGCGATACAGGGCGAATGGGGCGAACGATGCGCCGGCATTCGTTAAGCCGTCGTGGCCGGCGGGGCGGTGCCGAAGGTAGGGGTACCAGGATCCGTTTCCGGCACAATCGAGGCACCCGAATTGCAAGACGATTGATCTCACCTCGACGAGGTAGTACCCGCCCCAGCTCGCGTTCAAGACCGGCAGGAGAAGCGAGAGCGGCTGGCCGAAATGCATGTTGGCCGGCTCTGGGAAGACGCCGAAAGGATCGATGTAGGCCCATGTGTACCAAGGGCGAGGCTGTGCTCCGAAGACCGCACCGCCAGCCGTGCACCACCCCCCGACGATGCATCGCAAATTTGCTCGGTCGACTCGTCCGATTGCCACGGGGATCACTTGCCGGCCGGTCGGGGTCAGCGCGTCGACGAGAAGTCGCCAGACAGCGCCGTTCTGCCGGATCCAAGTGATTTCGTAAGGGCTGAGCCGGCCACTGAGGAATCCGGACTGACGCATGGGTGACAGATCGGCTGCCTTCCAGTACGGGTAATCGCTGAAATAGTCCCAATAGATTGTCGCTCCATTACGGTCGAACCCGTCGCTCGACCAGTCAGTCAGCGTCGGCTGGGGCAGGATCGGGAACGCGATTTCCGTTGAGAGCGGGCAGGGAATCGGATCGTCCCCGGTCGTGATGAGCGTATCGCCCTCGGGATGAACGTAGCCGGTCTCTCGGCCAGTGCTGAGCCATCGCAACTCGGTCATGAGTCGATCACTTCCACAGGAGCCAACTCCAGTCGGGTGACCTGGTCGCGGGGGTCATATCGCAGTCCTGTGATCTGAAGGTATTTGGCGGGTTCGATACCGGGGACGTTCCGATTCAAATCGATGTTTCGGCCGTCGATGCGGTCGATGAGGTCACCGATCGCGTAGGAAAGCGACATTCCCGCCACGGCCGCTTCCACCTGCTGCACGGCCGATTCGTGTCGCTGTTTGAGCGTCAGCAGGTACTGTTCGAGCGCCGCCGAGTCGTACCGTTCGTCCGCGTCGGCGCTTTGGGCCAGGGCGCTGGCAAAATCACCGCTGGTGACGCGAGCGCGATCGAAGAAGCGGTCCGACAGATCAAGGAACAGAGTCAGATCACGGCGGTTCGGTGAGGCATCCGCGAGCACCAGCGCGCCGAGCCGGCTGTCACCTTGGACCGTGCCCGTGATCCGGACGCGTGCCTGATCGCCAGCCGCGATCAGTTCCGGAGGAGGGGTGTTGCCGTCGAAATAGATACCGATGCGGTCTTTCAGCAAACGGATCGTCCAGTTGTTGCCCGCCGGCTGCCAGTCGGGGTTGCCGTACTCGTCCTCAGCCACGGCGTAATCCACGAAGGGCTTGCGCCGCCGGCCGTGATCGTCCAGAGTCAGGCAGTCCAGCAGCGGGCGACGGCGGGCGATCCAAACGTCGAAGACCGACGAGAGGTCGGTCGGACCGTCGATGGGAGCGGTGTAAGTCCGCAGGCCGGTGTAGCTGCCGTCTTCGTTCGCCACCCAGAGGCGCCACGCGTCTTGATGCTGCTCGTAGAGCGAGTCCTTCGCCGATTGATCCAGATCGGCGGCGCTGAGAGCGTCGTCGGCCTCGGGCCATCCGCGGAAAAGTTCTATCGTGACCTCACGTTCCTGCCACTGGCCCTGGCCGACAATCTTGTTGGCCAGGCTGAGGATGTCGACGCGCAGGTCGGTCTGCGGGGCGTTCGATTCGCCCAGCTCGAAGGATTCGCCCGGTCTCTGTAGATGGAGCTGTTTGGTTCGAGTCGCCTTGCCCAGGCGGAACAAGACGATCTTCTTATCGTGATGGTCCAGATACCAATGGTAGCCGTGCGGCACCAGCAGCCGATCGAGCAGCTCGGGCAGATACAGTCCCCGGGGCAGGCGGACATTCTTCAGCGGCGGTGGCGGGTCATTCGGGTCGTCGAAGAGGCCAGCCGCGTCCACGTCCGGATTCTCGACGAAAGTCTCATCGGGGTTGCAGACCGCGCAGAGCGTCTGGATCGCTTCCTTCAGCGTCCATTCCTCGCTGGTGCAGCCTTGCAGGGTCTGCGCGGCCGCCGTCCGGACGGAGTTGGGGTCGATGAAGGCATAGTGATCCTCGCCGGGCACTTTCTGGTCGCACTTGTTGGAGTAGATCGTCCCTTCGATCTCTGGGTTGAAGATAAGGTCTGCCGGCCAATCTTCGATCATGCCCTGGTTCCAGACGGGAATCGTCTGGAGCGGCTCGCCGAAATGATAGGGCGCGGCCGTGGCGGTGACGACCATGTCGGCGTCGGCGTTGCGCGCCGCGAGTTCGACGTCTTCGTTGGTCAGTTCGCCCCAGAACAGCCGTTGTCCCAAATCCCCACTTTCGTCGGCGATCCAGACTTCCACCTGGCGGTTCCAGCGATCGCCGATCTGCCAGTCGACGAACTGCTGGCCGAGTACCTCGTACGCCACGCGGAAACGGGCGCGGTCCAGACTCTCCCCCCCGGCCGTCTTTTCGAGGTCGATCGGGATCATCCAGTCGACCTCATCGGTGGCGCTGGGCGCATTTCCCTGGTCGTCCCCCAAGAGGACGACCAGCCGAGCCATCGGCTCGGCGCCGGAGGAATTGCGATTGTTCGGCGTGGCAGTCATGGCGGTCTCGCTGGCGAGCCGGATGTGTCAACCTCCGGGTGGATCGGGTCCGCCGAGCCTTCGCACCCGCCGGCCGGTGCCGTCGGTTCGCCGGGTGGGCGATGCCCACCCTACGGCGGCTGGTGGGCGGTGCCCACCCTACTGCGGCGGCTGCAAGCGGAGTTCCATCCAGGTGTCATGCCAGTCGGGCTGAGTCGATTGAGGCGGCTGCTGGGACTCGGGCGCTGCGGTCTGGTCGCTGGGCCGCAGCGCGCTGAGCAGGAGCGGCACTCCGGCACCCAGACCCGCTCCGCCGGCGAGCAACGCCGCGCCGAGCGCAGCCGTCGCGAGCCGGCTGATCGGCCGCGGAGTGGAAGGGGGCGTCTGGAGGTGGAACTCGTTGCCCACCCAGACGCCCGCCACCGCCGATTCCTCCGGGTCGGTTTCCGGGCTCGGCCGGCCGAGTGTGCCATCTTGGAGCTTACGGACCAGGCGGCGGACCAGAGCTCGCTCCCGGTTGGTCGCCTCCAGTTGGCTCGCCTCGTGAGCCAGCCGAGTCAGCATCCATTGGTGCTTCAGCTTCTCGCGCCAGTCCATCGAGCTCGCTCCTCGCCTGCTCGGCCCGCCGCTTGATCCACTCACGGATTCGCCGCTCGATCAGCGCCCGGTCCAGCGAGACGGCGTCTCGGAGGCCGTCATTCAGAGCTTCCACGACGTTCACACGCGGCATCACTTAGTGCTTCCAGCGGGGGCCGGCCCGCCTGGCGTTTCTTTGGCTGCCACTTCGCGGGCGCCGAGGGATTCGGCCAGGCTGACCATGTCCTTGCCTTCGAGGTAGTTGTAGTCCAGGACTTTGGCCACCGTGACGAAGTTCTGCTGAGCGATGTTGCCGATCTGAAGCAGTTGATTCGCGGCGTGTTCCGCAAAACGTTCGCTGACATCGGCCATGTCAGGTTCTCCTTTCTGTTGTTGACTGTCGGGCATGGGTAACGGAATGGTTTCCGGCATCGAAGTAGCCCTCCTGTCTATCGGCGCTGCGACCGGCTGATTGACGCCGGCCGCCTACCGTTCGCCGTAGGCTCCCGAGCACGTTCGGGCGGCCATTGACTGCGAGGAATCAAGTAGAAGTTCTGCGTCTCTCCCAGACGGACCTGGCTTTCCTGGAGGAGCTGTCCGTTCGGTCCATACAGCCGGAACCGAATCGGAGCAAGACGCGGTGCAATCTGCTTGGACAGTTCACCCGGGTCCGTCCGGCGTTTCAATTCGCTCATCAACCGCTGTTCGACGGAAGCCAGCGCTTGTTGCAGGGTCGCCGGATCGAAGTCCTTTCCGTCTTTCCCCGGCGGTCCCGGCGGCCCGGGAGGCCCGCGTTCACCGCGCGGACCAGGAACAGCAGCGATCTGTTTGAGCTTCTGGATCTGGTTTTGCAGCGTCTCAATTTCAGTCTGCAGGCGTTTGAGATCCTCGGCGACCTCTTTCGGCACCAAAGGCTCGCGTTCGGGGATTGGTGAAAGTTGTTGCTGTTGGTGCTGTCCACCACCCCCGTCACAGCCGCAATCACCGCGCCGGCGGCGGGCGAGCAGGCTCAGCAGACCGCTCGTTTTGGTGGCGGCGCCCCAGTTACCTTGTCCGGTGTAGAGCGCGACGCGGTTTTGCGTACGCGCGATGACGCCGACCAGCTTGCCATCGTAAAAGACACCGCCGCCGGATTCGCCGGCGATCGGTGCGGTGCGGCCCGTCAATTCCAGCCAGCGACCGTCCCGGGACTTCACTCGCGCACGATACCGCAGGATGCGATCGACGCCAGCGGCCGAGGGAACGCCGTAGACGAGGACTTCGGCACCGACCGGCGGCGGTTGCTCCGCCAGCGGGACAAAGGGCAAGACCGCCTTTGTGTCGAGACAGATCAGCGCTGCGTCGATCTCGTCATCTCGCGCACAGACCACCCGGCCGGCGAAACGCCGGCCGTCGTGCAAGATGACGACCACTCGTTGACCAGTCTCATAGCAATGCCCGGCCGTCAGCACCTGGCGAGGCCCGACGAGTGTCCCGGAACAGCCCGATTCAATACGCACGCTGGCGCGGTCGTATTGCACCAGGCGCTCCGTCGCCAACTGGCCGGCGACGGCCAACCCCGCCGCACACACAGCAAAGACGATGGTCGATCGCAGTAGGGTTTTCATGGTCACACCGTTTGAACTTGGACGCTCGACGGAGCCGGTGGGCCCGTGGCGTCTGCCTGGACGGCCAAGCCGGTCAAGACGTCGGCCGTCACGGATTCATCGGAGTTCGCTGCGACGATCTTGTAGGTGTAAGGGGCGGCATCCGAAAGAGCCGGTGTGTCAATTTGGATGATCCGAGGAACCTGCTGGGCGTCGTCCCAGCTCACGACAGCATCGGTCGGAGAGGTCGGGCCGGCGGTAGCGACCGCACGGAATCGGGTCGCCGCGATGCCGTCGCTGGCTGGCTGCCAACGGAACCGGATTCGGACCACGCCGCCCGATCGAGGTTCGATCGACAGCAACGTGGCGCTGCCCCGGATTTCCGTCTGCTCGTTCAAATTGGCATCGTAAGTCACCAGCAAGGTCCGGTAGTTATCCGTTTCGCACTCGACGTGATCAGCGAATCGTCGTACGTCAAAGGCTACGGTCTGACCCGACCAGGCGGAAGAGGAATTCAGCACGGCCTGGTTTCCCGGATCGGCGACGCTGGTCACGCGAGCGGTCTTGGTGATGCTGCCGGCGCCAATCGCATGCACGCCCGCCCGCCCCTTGATGCGGCCCCGGCGCGTGCCGCGCGCATAGAGGCCGAGCACGCGCAGCCGCCGGTATTGCACCGTCGTTCCGAGAGTCGCATACACCGAGGTGCCGCTGCCGGCGAACGGATGGTGGTTGTAAGCGTCTTGGGAAGTGAGGATGCGCATTGCGTCGGCTCTCCCATCTCCTGGCCCGATCACGATCGCGACCGGAGGTCTCCCGTGGGTTTTCTGGTCTGGAGACCTTCGGTCCGTCGGGTGGGACGGTCCGGAGACCGCCCCACAACAGGGTGGGCGGTGCCCACCCTACCCGATGGTCACGAAACGCCACTCGGAGGTGAACGTGACGCCGTTGAGAGTCACGGAGGCCTTGGCCTGGTACTGCCGGTCGTCGGTGAAGTTCGGCGTCGATTGCTCCGCCTCGAATACGTCGTCGTGAAGGTCCGCCGCCGTGAAGGTCTTCGTGAAAAGGTTCACCCCCGACTGATGCTCGCGGACGACGACCTGCGCCGTGCAGTTGCTGTCGACGGCGTCGACGTCGACCTTCCGGCCATCGTGTTCCAGCCAGACGGCAATTTGCGCGGCCGACCCCGACGTGCTCTTGACGTTCATTTCACATTTCACTTCGACGGGCAGAAGACCTCGGCGTCCCAGTCGCACGGTCAACGGCACCGGTTCCTTCACAGCGTTGTCGTTGGGGCTGGGTGTCCCGTTGTCGAAGATTTTGACGATACAGTCCCGGGCCACGGCCGTATTGTTGATCGCCGACAGGTCCAGGTCCCACAGATATTGGCTGCGACCTTGGCCGGCCGCGCCGGTCTGCTCGGCATCCGCGAACTTGTGCGGCGTGGTGGCCTGCGAGAACGATTTGAACGTATTATCCGCGAAGTCGAAGACGTCGCCGTTGGCGGCGTCATACACGCGTAGATAGAGGTTCGCGCTGGACGCGTATTCGACGCTCAGACGCTGCGTTGCCATTTTTTCTGCTCCGTTTGGTGGATTTGCCGGTGGGCGGTCACCCTACGCAGCTTTGGCTGACTCGACCAAATACCCTTCCGCGCCCGGGCGCCGGTCCGAGCGGAACAACGCGACGGCCGCACTCAACTGCTCGTAGCTGATGCGCAGCCGCCCCCAGGGCCAGGCGTGCCAGGCCGAAACGCACAGGTCCCAGAGCTCCTGCAGCGTCTTGCCGCGACTGACCACCTGCGGGCCTGGTCCCCCCTCGCCGCGTCGGCGATAGCTCTTTTCGACCTCAGCCAAATCGCGAGTGATCCAAAGAAGGCAGGGCTGGTAAGGCTTCAAGACCGGAATCCAGCGGTCGATCGTGTGGACGAACCGAGGGTCTTTGATTGCCCAGGGCGCTTTCAAGTGACTCAGGAGCTCCAAGACCTCCGCTTCGGGAAACGGATCACGCGGTGCGTGGATCAGCCGGTCATTGACCTGACGGATCGCCGGCAATTCGGCGTAGTGGTCGGCAGGACCAAGGTCCCAGCCGAGGCGGCCCAGCATGGCCGCCAGGACAGAGGTCCCGGAATGTCCGATGCCGAGGACGACGATGTTCGGCGGCGAACCGACAGGGCAATCCTGGGTGTTCGCCTGGCGGTCGATGCCCATTCTACCCGCTGGCTTACGCCGGCGGTTCGCTTGGCGGGCGGTACGGGTCCCGGCCGGCCACCATTTCTCGTCGTGCAACTGGTGGTGGGGCGGACCGTCCAGGTTCCACTTCGAAAAGAAGTACGAGGCATATTCTTGCCGGCGGGCGCGGAAGGCGATGTACTCCGGTCGCTTGACGGGACGGTGGTCGACCACCACGTCCGGGCAATACACCACGCGCAGCCCGTGCCGATTCAGTTGCAAAAAGTGGTCCAGGTGTTCCCAGCTCACTTTGAAGGTTTCGTCCCAGGCTGCTTTGAGCAGCGCGTCACGACGGGCGGCGAAGAAATTCAGCCCCAGATCGGTCGGTACGTATCGGGCACCCCCGGGAGTTTCGCGCGGCGGCTCCTCAATCGGCGCCACGCGCAGGCGCCAGCGGCCGTCGCGGCCCGGTGCCCAGCGGAAGCGACCGGCGAAGTTCAGCACACGGCCGGGTCCTTGACGCATCAAGCCCGTGACGATTGAGACCTCGGGAAGTGCCTCCAGCACCTCCAGGAAACGCTCCAGCCGCGTTTCGCTGGTGAACACGAAATCGTCATCACAGTTCACGAGGATAGGGGCGGTCGCGTGTCGGACCAGATAGTTTCGCCCGGCCGCCAGCCCGACATCGAACGGGAGCTGGAACCAGGTGACGTTCGGCTGCCGGCGAACCCACTGGCCTTCCTCCGGGAGCTCTTCGCCAGGGCGGAGGGAATCGTCGGCGACCAGCACGCGTGCGGCTGGGTAGTGACGCTGGATCGATTCGACGCATCGCTTCAAACAATCGAATCGTCGAAAGCTCTTGATCAGAATCTGGAACACGTCGTAATCGATCTCGCTTTCGCCCGCGAGCGGCATCGGATCATCAAGCGTCAGCCACTCGAAGGAGTCCGCCCGTCCGGAGCGTCGCGCTAGTTCTCGGGCCAGTCGACACATCTCGGATCGCCGCGTTGAGCCGCTGCGCGCCAGCGGCTTGGCCCGCGCTCGCCCGTAGATGCCCACTCCGGGCGCCGCAACAATAGCGTCGCAAACCGCCGCGAGTTCCTCGATGCGAGAATCCGTTCTGTCGGCAAGCAAGATGCGCATCGCTACTCCGCCCAACTCTGTTCCAATTGTTTCATCCGCTCTTTCAAGTCCGAGAGGTGCAGATCGATCCGCTCAAGAATGGCCCGCTGATGCTCAGCGATCTCGACCAATTTGCGGATCGTGTCTTCCAGACTGCGCCGGGAATACCACAGTTTCACGCCGTTCTGGTCATTGACGTTGTGCCACTCCCACAGGTCCCGGGTCTGTTGCGCGATCGTTTCGAGCTTGGATCGGCGCGCGGCATCCCGGCGATCACGCAGCTCGTCGAGCACGATCTTGATGACGATCACGGCGAAGGTACCGCCCACACCAATTTGAGAGATCAGGTCCATCTTAAATTCCCAGAAACATCAAAAACGGCGCCCCTTTCGCTGGGACTTCGCCGAACGGATAGGACAGCGCGTTTGCGCTGTTGTAGAGTTCACTTACCTCAGATTGGCTTAACGCTCGCCTCCAAAACCCCATCTCATCGATCCGGCCCGGGAAATAGTCGACGGAGTACCCGCCGGAGATTCGGCACCCGACGCAATATTTTCCCGAGGACGTGAAACCGCTAGTTGTTCCACTCCAGGAGTTCGCGGTCCGAGTCGCGTTCGAGTAGAACTCGATTTCGACGCCGTTCTTGATCACGAATACCAGATGCCGCCACGCGCCCGAGGTCCACGCATTGGCCGATCGCACGATGAGCGGCTGAGTCATGCTCGCCGAGTCCTTCAGCAGGCCCTCGTAGTAGTAGTAGCCCGACGGGTCTTTCACCATGCGGACGGCAAACTCGATGTTCGTGTCTCCCTTATAGACCAGATAGACATCATCAGCCGGCGTCGTCGTATAAGCCCACAGACTGATCGTCAGGTCCGACGTTCCAAGGCGAAAGTCGGGATGGTCATCGACATAGAGCCACGTACTTGTCCCCACGCGCACAGCGTATCCGAGTATCCCTGGGTCAGGCTGTGGGGATCCCACCGCATTGAGCGTGTGGGGGCCGTGGGAGTCGGCACGATTGCCGGTCGTGTTTTCGTCGAACTTCCAGTACGAGACCAGGCTGTCTAGCAAGCTCATAGGTTTTGTCCCAGCACGAATCCGTCGTAACTGTCTGCCCCGGTGCAGAGGAACCCGAACACATCTGTCTTGTTGGCCCCGGTACTCAGGTTGGGCACACTTCCACCCGGCCAGCGAATGCCGCTCCACCAGGTCACGGTTCGACCGCCGGTCGAGTCTTGCGTCACCCGGATCAAGAAACGCTGGCCGACAGAGACGTTGGTGACCGCGAGCGTCCGGTCGCCGCCCAGGGTGACCTGGTGGACGTCGGCGACGTCCATATCGAACGTGATTGTTGCCGCGTCCGCATCGGTTTGAATCGCGCCGGCTGTCGCCTTCGTATGGATCTTGTCCGTCCCGTCGTCGATCGTGACGGCGCTGCTCTGCAGCACCTTGCCGGTCGTGCCGTCGAACTTGGCGATGCCGTTGTCGGTGGAACTTGCCGGCCCGGAAACGTCACCGCTTCCTCCGCCGCCGCTCCAGCCGGCTTCTGCCTGTGTCTGGTTGATCCACGCGCCCGACGCGGCGTCCCAATGGAGACCTTCGTTGTCAGTCACTGCCGTAATCGTGACGTCCGGCACGTCGTCGAGCTGCGTGATCGACAATAACCGCCAGACCGCGGCGCCGGCGGTCGCGTCGACGCACATGTAGACTTTGTCCGCAGCGGTGTCGATCCAGAGAGACCCGACAGAATAGCCGGCGTTGCTGTCGTCGCTGGCCGTCGGGGCGGTTGTGCGCGCGAACTCGCTCCGGACCTGTTGGGCTGCGCCGGCTTCGATCCGGATCAGCCCCGACCAGGCGGAAGCGTCCGAGCCCAGGCCGCCCCGAGCCAGGGGAAGGACGCCGCTGGTGAGGTCACTGGTATCGTGTGTGTGCGCCGCGGCGGCGAGCTGGGCTTCGGCGGCGGTTTGATTCGTCCAGACTCCCGAGGCGGCGTCCCAAGCGAGCACCTCGTTTTCCGTGACGTTGCTGATCTGGACGTCGGTGAGATTACCCAGAGTGCCGCTGCCGCCCCCGCCGCTGAGCTGGAAGAAAGACAGCGCATCCGTCCCGACAACATCCGAGCCGGCGTTGTTCGTGCAGACGAAGAGCTGGTCGGCATACGTCGCCCCCTCCTTGACGAGCACCAGGTGCCCGGCCACGGCGTCACCGGCCGCCATGTCGTCCGTGCGGATCCACGTGTTGGCACTGTCCGTGCCGATCTCGTACAGCCCATTCTCCACGCCGTTGGTCTGGGCGCGGACCAGCACGCGATCACCGGCCTGGAGTGATACGCCGTCGATCGTCTGGACGCCAGCCAGCGTGACGTTGGCCGTGGTGGCCGCGCGAGCACCGGAGAGCCGGATCGCTTCCCCTCGGACGTATTCGGCACCGTGGAGGCCGTCGAGCAGGTCCGCGTTGAGGTTGGCGACCCGTGTGTTGCTGTCGACGACCAACGGCGCGACGCCTGGCGGCGCGTCGGCGTAGAAAGTTTCGGCGCGAATCTGGAACGGGCCAGCGTCCCAATCCGCAGTGAGCTGCACGGTTCCGTCGCGCAGCAGAGCGTTATCGGCTCCCCCTAACGACGGAACGACCAGGATTTCCTCCGCCATCCGTTACCCTCCTATGCGGGATTGGTCCAAGTGAGCGTCGTCTGATTGCCCGCCACCGAGGCTGTCAGCCGCTTGCCTGCGCCGTCAATCCGCACGTCCTTCGGCTGGGTCAGCAGATCGACGGTCGCGGTGGCCGGCGAGCCCAGATTGCCGCTTGGCAGCTTGTCGTCCTGAGCGACCACGTCGACGTTGTATTGCCCGGAGGGGCCCATCGGCGGCGAACGGAGGACGTAGGTGTCGTCGCCGAACACCAGCCGGCGATCCAGCACGTTGTTCGGGTCGACCGGCTGCCCGGGCGCGCCGCCGGCACGGAGCATCACGAGCTTGCCATCCGCCGGCCATCCGCTGACCGTGGCCCGGACTTCGATCCGGTTATACGGTCGCGGTGGCAATTGATTGCCGAAGTCGATCGCCCGGCTGGCCGGGTCGACGGCGAGGATCATGACGACTTGTGGCCAAGGACTCGGCTTCAGCGCCCCGACCAGTACGCGCCAACCCGGGGATTCGGCGACTGCGGTGAGCACGCGCCCGATGTAGAGCTGGTGATACCAGCCGCTGTAGGTCGAAGTGAAATGGACGGCGATCTGTTGACCGCCGATCCAAGCCACGCGCGTGATCGTCAATCCGCCGAGGTAGCCCGTCACCCTCAGTCCTCCTCGTCCCACCAGTCTGCGAAGCCGTCCGCATGCATCCGGACGTTCAAATCGATGAGGTCGCCTCGCTGATTGACGCCATAGAGGGTCGCCAACCAGCGGCCGTATTTGCCCTGCCGATCCTTTTCCGTGGTCACGTAGATCACCGGGCGGCCGCAAGCGTCGCGGGTCACAGCGTATTGCTCGATCAACTCTTCAAGATGCTCAGCAGCGGCCGTGCCGCGCGACTTTTGCTCGCCGCGTTTCTCCGGCGCGTCGATCCATTGCAGCCGCAGACGCAACCGCCGGAAGGAGTGAAACCCCTGATCCACGAGCACGTCCACCGTGTCGCCGTCAACGACTCGGAGCACCGAGGCGCGATAGTTGTAGAGCCGGACGGTCACTGCTGATCCTCCGAAACAAAATGCACGTGGACGCTGACCCGAGCGTCTTCGCGTCCATCGTTTGTGACGGTCCAGCCTCGCTGCGGGACCGAACTCAGCCTCTGTGCGTTCAGCTCCAATGGTCGCGTGGCCGTCACTTGCCAATGCTTTTCACCGGCCTCCAGCGTCACTTCGGCGGTCGTCAGCACAAGCAAATACTGCAGAGCGGACACCTCCTCGCCGAAATCCAGCGTTGAGCTTTCGCCTTTCGGCAGCTTGATGTCCACAACTTTGCTGCGAATCGGGATGTATTCGGTCATGGTTCTGTTCCTTCCCAGGTTGTGGTCGGGTCTCCCGACCCGATCACCATTGCGACCGGAGGTCTCCCTCCCGTTGTGATCAGGTCTCCTGACCCGATCACTACTGCGACCGCAGGTCTCCAGTGGGTTTTCTGGATGGGAGACCTTCGGTCCGTCGGGTGGGACGGTCTGGAGACCGCCCCACAACAGGGTGGGCAGTGCCCACCCTACTGGAGGCGGATCAGCCGGCTCGCTGCCGCCAGAGCAGGCGCAGCCGGCACCACCACCCGTGGACTCCACTGCCGTCGCGCTGTGGCTCCTGGAGTACCTCGAAGCCCAGAAACGTGGTCCGTGGATAATTGGCCGCGACACCCGCGACGGTCTGGGTCAACGTGCCGGTCAATTGGCCGGCTTGATTCGTCAGTGTGTTCAGGGCGGTACGCAGAGCATCCAAGTCGGCGTATCCGGAGAGCAGCAGCTCGGCCGTCAGGTCCCGCCCATGGATCGCGCCGACCAAATGATGTTCGCCTCGCACGGCGGGGTAAGTATGCACGACCAGGTCGACCTCCGCCGGCCGCGCCGGCCGGACCGGGCTGTCCAGTCCGTTTTCGTAGGTGTATCCGTCGTGCGATAGGGTCATGGCCTGCTGTGCTTCCTTTGGGCACCCGCCGGCGTGAGCCGGCGGCTGCGGCTTCTCATTGGTGGGCGGTGCCCACCCTACCCGCTACCCGCCGGCTCACGCCGGCGGTTCGCCCCGGTTGTGGTCGGGTCTCCCGACCCGATCACCATTGCGACCGCAGGTCTCCAGTGGGTTGTCTGGTTGGGAGACCTTCGGTCCATCGGGTGGGACGGTCTGGAGACCGCCCCACAACTTCGGTCCCTGGGGTGGGCCGGTCCGGAGACCGGCCCACAACCGTGGCTGATGCCACGTTACTTGGCGGCGCCGCTCAGCATCGCCGCCGCCGGCCTTTTGGCACGTGTCGGTCCGCGTGTGTTGTTTTCCGTCTTGCGTGTGTTCTCGGCGATCTCCTGGAGCGCCTTCTGCTGAGCTTGAGCCTGTCGGCGCATCTCGGCCAACTCCTCATCACTGGGTATGTAGGCCTGCGAAGTGCGGGCTCGCATGCGGACGGCCTGCGAATACGCATTGTCGCCGAATCCGAACCACAGGGCCTGTTCCGGCGTTGCGCCAAACCCGCGCGCGAGTTTGTAGCCAGCCATCTTGATGTAATACTGGGCCGGGGCCATTCCGATCTCTTTGGCGACGTTTTTCATTTCCTGCTCGTAAACGTCCGCCAAGTCGTCTTGGGCTGCGGAGGCGAGCCGGCCGCGCCCGGCGGCTCGACGGGCGGCGGCCGTCCGGCCGCTAAAGGCCTCGCGCACATCTTTGTCGAATTCGCCCGCTTTTTGTTTGGCGATCATCTCTTCGAATATATCGCTCCCCTTAATCATCTTGCGTGAGGCAGCAACGGTCCGATCGCCGAACAGCGTGGCCAAAATCGCCGCGCGGTCTTTTTCTGGGGCCTGCTCGTAACCTGCTCGGAGGCGTTTCAGGACTTCGCCGATCGATTCACCAACCAGGTCGACGTCTTCCGGTCGCAGACCGAGCTGTTGCAGAGCCTTGACTTTGGCCTTTTCCTTGCCGGCGGTCTGCAGCCTAAGAATGAAATTCCGCAAGCCGGTCGTGGATTCCTCGGCGGGGAAGGATTGCCGCGCGAGGGCCAGCATCGCGAGCTGCTCCTCGATGGACAGAGCCCCCTCAAACGTGGCGGCCTGCTTGGCGAATTGCTGCAGGTCGGCGACTTGGATGTTGGTCGACTTGAACAAGGCCTGTACGCCGCGGCCGACGCGACGCAGATTCTGCGCGTTGAGCTCCAACCCTTGCGACGACATGTAAGAGGCGATGGCCTGCGCCATTTCGCGGGGCTCGACGTCTTTGCCCGTCAGCGTCGAAGCCCCCATCAGTTTCAAGAACTCGCGCAAGGATTCACCAGTGGCCTCCTCGACGGAGAAACCGCTCGACACCAACTGCCTGGCAGCGGCCTCTGCGCTCACGACGGGCGTTTCGCTGATGGGGAGCTGCAGAGCGATCTGCTCGATGCGTTTCTGCGCCTTTTCGGCCTCCAGTCCCCGCAGTCCGGCCTGGACGCGGAATTTGCGGAAGGCCTCATCCATCGTCTTACCTGCTTCGACAGCTTCGTGCTGCCATTCCTGGCTGGCCTGCATGACCAGATGCAGCGCTCCGACCACACCGCCTGCTCCGATCAGCCCTTCGACGAGTGAGCGGGCCGAGCTGAGTGCGCCGGCGAACAGGCCACGCGTGGCTTGCTGAGTGCGCAAACCAGCTTGCGCCGTGCGCTGCAGGGCCAGATTCGTGCGCAATATCTGCTGCTGCGTGCGCTGGAAGTCCCGCAGCACGTCGCTCATGTCGGAGGTGATGGTAAAAACGGCCTCGCCGGCAGGCATTCCTTTCGTCCTAAGAAATGAAGGTCAAACCAGGTCGGTGCGTGATCGCCGAGAAGCCCCCGTGACCACGCCAGGAAAATCAAGTACCGGGGGTGCTGGCTTCCCCCTTTTTTTCGAGCTCGTCCTCCACTTGTTGAATCTCGGGCTGCTGAATCGTCGCCAGAGCCACGAGCGGCGCCGTCTCACTGTTGAGCAGCCTGAGATGGCTGACGACTTCAGGCGTAAGCCGGTAGTTGAATCGCAGTGCTTGGACCAAGTAATCCCACCAATCTGCCCACGGCAGGTCGATTCGGCCTTCGCCCAGCACCAAGCGATACAACTCCTGGCTCTTCCGCCAGAAGGACCGGTAATCCTCTTGCAATTCTTCGCGGACCTGACCGGTTTCCGGGTCGATCCGGAAGTCCCGGGGCAGCATGGCGGCCGCCGCGACGACCCAGCGGTTGCCATCCCCGAGCCGGACCCAATAGCCGGAATGCGCGACCTGCAGGCCCGGGAGGGCGGCGGGACGCTGCAAGTCGCGCGGTCCGGGCGGCGACTGGCGCCAAACCCCGACCCAATATCGGCCTCGCTCACCCGTCCCCGGCTGGGGCGCAGCGGGAATCCATTCTTGTTCGTCGGGAACGAACCCAAACCTCGGCTGCTCACCTTTGGGCTGCCAAAACACCATCGCGCCGGGTCCCCCGGTCGGTCCCTCGGAACACTCCACCCACTGCGCACCCTCCACGTGGTCGGCGAGGCCGGCTTCGACCAGTAGCTGCGGGTTTTGCCCCCGTTTGTCGGGCAGGAAGATTTGATAGTGCATCGAGTCTCCTTTTTGCTGCCGGCTTACGCCGGCGGGGTCTCTGGTTGGGAGACCTTCGGGCCGTCGGGTGGGACGGTCCGGAGACCGCCCCACAACAGGCAGGGTGGGCGGTGCCCACCCTACGTGATGGCGACGCCGCTAGCGGCTGTTAACGTCTTGCCTTCGATCTGCAGCGACAAGGTCGCGGTGTCCCCTTCGTCGCCAGCCGCCGCGTCGATCAGTGTCAGTCCGGCGCCGAAGCTGAACTTGCAGTGGCTCAAATTACCGTCCGCCTCGTACGTTCCCCCGTCCGCGCGCTTCCGGAAATACACCTCCAACGAAGTCAGGGCGGCTGCGATCTCGTGCAGGGAATCGAGCAACGTCAAATCGCGCGTCGTGATCGTGATCCGTGGTCGGAAAGGCGTTTCCAGGCTGGCAAAATCGGGATAAGGTCCGCCGCCACTGCGGGTCAAATTCAAACGCAGTCCGGTGTCAATATTCACGTCGGCCACTTCCCCGATCGTCGTGCCGTTGATTTTGACGGGACCGAGACCGAAGGCGCCGGCGAAGGACGACGCTGCCAGGGATTGATTCACATTCGCAGCCACCGGTGAGGTCAGCCCATCGCTGGAGAACAGGGCCAAATCGATGGACGCCTCCGCGTTGTCTGTCCCGCGAGCGCGGAAGCTACTGGCGATCGCCAGCCCATTGGTCGCTGTCAGGGTCAAGTGCGCTGTGCCGCTGGCCCAGGTCCCGCCGGGCTGGCGCTTGATCCAGGGGATCGTGATCGAACCGGCCGAGATGTAGAGTCCCGACGAGACGGGGATCCCGCTGATGACGCCAGCGATGTCCTCGGTATCGATCGTCACGCGTGGTTCGGCCCGCACCAGAGCTACCAGACTGTCGGCCGTGTCGCCGGGTGCGGCCGCCCGCAGTTCCTGGGCCGATGGGTTGTACCGAGTCCGCGTGATCTGGCGGATAGTGACCGATCCAATCGTCGGGTCGTAGATGCTAAATTGAGTCATGGCTGGCTCCTTTACAGTCGCGCCACGGTCTGGCTCCGCCGGCGTTTCTGATTCGCCGGGTTATTGATCTCTCGAACGACGTAATCCCGCCGGAATTCGGCCAAGGCGAGGACTTCATCGCGTGTGATTGCGGTCAATTCTCGTTTGCGATCCGCGTTCAAGGGGAAATAGGCTCGCAACCGCAGTCGGCCCCGCTTGGGCGTCGCTGTCACGGTCCGATGGGCCGCGTCGAGAATATGGGTGCGCAGCCGGCCGGTGCGATAGAGCGGACGCCATTGCGGATAGCGTTTTTTGACCTGGCGAACGTACTTGCTGCTGCGGCGGAGGTACCCGTAGCGAGTGGCCGCGCCGCGGGCAAAATGCCGCGGCAGGTGGCGCTGCGCGTGCTGGTCGAGAGTCGCTCGCATCGAGTCGCGGGCGATGCGGTTCAGCGTCCGCTGCGACACCAGGCTGGTTTCGACTTTGATCGCGATCTGTGGCATGGCGTGCGGCTCGTTACGGCGTCAGTACGAGGCCCGTGGTGTAGATTTCCATTTCTCCGGCCACATATTCGATGTTCGTGTCGCTGATCAGAACGTCTTCATTGGCGGTGAACTCGATGTCGGTGATCTCCAGGACTCCCGGCGTCCGGGCCATGACCAGACTGAGGATGTCGGCGATAATTTGCCCGGCCTGGTTCTGGAATCCGAGGATTTTTTCGTGGTCGCTGGCTGCCTGGTTGTCGGGCAGGAATTCCAGCAAGGCGGCCAGGCCCCCATTGGATTGGAAACTGTTGCCGTCGCGCGTCCAGCGGTAACTGCGTCCGAAGCCGAGCAGGATGCGAGGGAAGTCGCTGCCGCTGCTGGCGAGCAGCACGCGGGCCTTGGCGCTGGCCTCGTTCGGATTCTGTGCGTCGACAATCTGTTGCCAGGTGCTCGATTTGGCGAACGTGTCGCGCAAGTGATCGAAGATCGTGCTCAAGGGGCCGGTGGGTGTCACAGGCATTGCGATCTCCTAGGGTCGGCGCGGCCGTCGCATGATCTCGCCTCGCATGATGAGCTTGACGCGTCTCCAGCGGCCATCCAGTTCGCCGATCGCCTCGACTTGCCAGACCTCGCCGGCGATCACCCACGTGTCCCGGAGTCCCACGGTTTGGGTCGCCGGAATCCACAAGTTGCCTCGGCGGACGTTGTCTCGGCCGTGGGTCGTATCCAGTCGGGGCTCGCCCTCGGCCCAGAGACAGCCAGCGACGGATTCGGCCTGCTGTGCGTTGCCATTCGGCCGGCGGGTGACCGTTCCGCCGAGGTACTCGGCGATCAGGTCCGAAGCGCCGGAGAAGAATTGGTCGTGCCGACTGCTCATGGCCTGCTGATGCGGCCTGCCGGCAGCATCCCGCCGCCGGCAGGCCATCCGAACGGGAAAAACGGAGGCAGATCGATGGTCACGTGATGTTCGACAGCAGATACCCGGCTTCGACGTAGAGCAGCTTCTCGTCTACGTCGTGGCGCACGCGGATCACGTCGCTCCGGATCGACTCCTCCCGGTACGACTCGATCACGCCATTGGGCGAGCTACCGTCGCCAGCCCAATGGAAGGTGCGGCCCAAGCAGGGCTCCCGGAAGTCGTTCGTCCGGGCCACGCGGCAGACCAGGGCGTAACTATCGGACCAGATCGAGGCCAGTGACGCACTCTGCCCTTCGTTGGCCGTGTTCTTGACGGCGTTCGCGACGATGATTTCGTCCAGGTCGAACGCCTGAGCCAGAGCCGCCTCCGTGATGGCACCAGCCCGTACGTCGACGAAACCTTGGTACTTCACGCGGTCGATGATCTGCGCGCAGTTGCGCAGGTGCCGAAACACCTTGCGGCTGATGACCAGGGCGTTGGGCCAGAGGCCCGAGTTGGACCAGACGGCGTTGACGGCGGTCTCGACGTCGTCCAGCGGCGTCGCGCTGGCGTGGGTGGACCACTTGGTGCCGACCGCGCTGGTCTTTCCGCTGAAGGTGCTGGTGCTGAACAGCAGGCTGGCGACCCGTTGCTCGGCGTTGCGCATCACCACGTCGAAGGCCCGGCGGGCCGCGATCAGCTCAGCGTCGAAATAGTTCGCATACATCGCGGCCTCGCGGTCGTCGACCGGTTCTTCGGCTCCGTACTCCTGACAGGCGAAGCTGTCGGTGGTGAACTTCCACTGACCGCGGCTATAGCCGGCCCCGGGGGCGCGCCGCACCTCGCGGTTCTGCAGCAACTGCTCAATCGGGATTTTGCCGAACACTCCGCTCTGGCTGGCGACTTCGACGACGGGGAAGACCCGGCTCGCGATGTAGCCGGCCCGCTGCATCTCCAGATCGAATTCTTCGAACGACTCGCTCAGATCAGGTCGGAGCGTTGCGAGAGACGAGGAAGGACTTGGCATCAGTGATTCTCCTTTTTGAAACCTCAGCGATTACGCGTCGGATCGACCAACCAGGGATCAGGCGTAGATCGGCTGAATCTCGATGATGTCGCCGTCGGCGCTGGCGGCCTCCAGCGCGACGCCTCGGAAGTGCGAGCCGGCGGCTTTGGTCGCGCTGACCTTGCCGTTAGCGGCCGTGTAGACGTAGGCGCCCTGGCTGATCGCACCAGCGGCGATAACTTTTTGCGTGGGCGAGTTGAGCAGCCGGACGGGGATCACGTCGCCGTCGGCGAAAGCCTGCCGCTCGGCGACGCCGATGTCTGCATCGTAGATTCCCGCGACGGCCAGCTTTCCGCTGGTGATCTTCACACGGGCGTACTGGCTGATGGCCCCGCCCGCTTCGAACGTGACACAGAAGCTATCGTGAGTTTGGGACATGTCGCACTCCTTCAATTGGTGCAGGCTTTGGCGATCTCGATGGTTCTCGGCGGCGTCGACCTCGGCCGGCGTCAGCCGGCCGGCCGCCGAGGCTCAGTTGGCGTTGGCTTCGGCGATCAAGGCCTCCCGAAGCTCGGGGTTCTCTCGGGCCACGAGCTGGACGGCTTTGAATCGGGGCAGCCCTTCGGCGACCTTCGCGCGGACCAGCTCGCGCCATTGGTCTCGGACCGATCCGGAGCCGGCGGCGATAGAATTGGGCGTGCCATCGGCCAGAGCTTCTGTCCCGGGCGAGGCGGTGGCTTTCAAAGTCTCCAGCTCGGCTCGGAGTTTCTCGGCTGCGGCGCGCGCTTCGTCGCGCTCCGCGCGAGCGGTCTGCAGATCCGTCTGGAGTTCTTCCAGCCGCAGAGCTTGCCAAGCCAGGAACTCTTCGCGAGCCTTTTCGACGCTCAGCCCTCGCTCGATCCACTCCAGCAAAAGTTGGCTGTCGGCGCCCGGGCACGCCCCTTTCAGCTCGTTCAGCGTCGCGGCCCGGGGTTCGTTTCGTTCGTCACTCACCGTCGAACCTCCTCGATCAGATTGCGAGTCCACAAACCGTTGGAACGACGTCAGCACGGACTCGTAGGTGCCGACCTCGTCGATCAGTCCCAGCCGGCGGGCTTCGGCCGCCAGCCAGACGCGGCCGTCCGCCAAACGGTTCAATTGCTGCTCGGACACATTGCGTCCCCGGCGCACGGCCGCCAAGAAAAACTCGTTGTGTTCTTCGACCAAGCGCTGCCACTCCGCGAGCTGCTCGTCCGTGATCTCGGTGCCCGGCACCCCCGCGCCCTTGAAGCGGCCCGTCGTCAACAGGTGCACCTTGATGCCGGCGTCTTCAAACAGACCCGTCCAGTCCCAGACGACGGCATAAGTGCCGATCGAGCCGATCAGAGCCGGTTCGTTGGCCGCAATCCGATCGGCCTGGCTGGCGATCCAGTAGGCGGCGGAGGCCCCGAGGTCCTCGATGTAGGCCCAGACAGGCTTCCACTGTGCGGCGGCGGCGACGTCATCCGCGAGTTCCTTGGTCCCGTCGAACGCGCCACCGGGCGAGCTGATCCGCAGCAGAATGCCAGCGACCTGGTCGTCGGCGAGCGCTCGCCGCAGCCGGTCTCGCACGTCCACGGTCGACGTCCCGCGCCAGGGTTTCGCTTTTGCCAGCGGTCCTCGCAGTTCGAGGATCGCGATGGAGCCGGCACGCTCGAATGCGCCCGCACCGTCATCCTGCTGGGCCCGGTCGGACCAGAGGCGATCCCCTCTCAGACACGCCTCGATGGCCAACCGGGCCTGCTGCGGTGCGACGGCCCAGACGGTTTCCGCCGCCCCGGCCGGTGCTTCAGTCCATCTCGTCTGCGGCATCGTTTACTCCGTTTGGGTTGGCTTCGTCGCCGGAAAGCGCCAATCGGATTCCCTGCGCCGTGGGCGTCGGGATAAGGTCACGCCAATGGACATCGACGCCAAGCTCGTCGGACAACTGGCGTGCGGCTTCAGCCGCCAGCCGAATGGCAAACGCTCGGTCTTCGACGATCTCGCGCGCCAGAACGACCCAATCGGTGCCCCGCTTCGCGGCGAAGCGCCGGGGACTGGTCATACCGTTGGCCAGCTCCAGCAAGTTCGCCGTGGCGTCGTGCACCGGCTGGATGTACGGCCAACCGACGGGATTCCATCGGTGACGCATCAGGTCGGCGACGCTTTTCGTACGCGCGAATGCCTGCAGCTCGGGATCATTCAGCAGCCATTGGCGGACTTTCCAGCGATAGACCTCGGCGTGGAACTGGCTGGCAAACCAAGACTGGATCTTGCCATACGTGGCGCGGGCTTGATCGATGACGTTGCGATAGCTGCTGAAGTTGGCCTCGCGCGCATCCAAGAGCAGCACGATCAGCGGCAGGTCCAGATTGACGGCCAGGTAAGTCAGTAACAGGCGAACGTGCTCGAAGTACGGTTCGCTCGGGATGCTCGGTGAGAACCCGCTGAGCTTCTCGCCCGGCTCGCCTTGCAGGATCATTCCTGGATGCAGGCTGGTCTGAGTGAAGCCTGTGCCGTCCGCCCAGGTCGAGCTGGTCTGCTCGCCCAGTTCCGAGCCGTCGCTGCTGGCCATCGAGCCCAATTCCCGTTCGCGGAAGAACGCCACACAGGCCGACACCTGGGCCTTGACGAGCATGGCGAAATCCAAGTCGTCGCGCATGCCCAGGACGGTCGTAACCGGTGCCAGGGCCGTGATGCCGCGTGTCTGGCTGAATCGCTCGGGATTGTAGACGTGAAAGACCAGGCGATTGCCATCGGCGTCGACAGCCGGGACGCGGCGGACGTCGGCGACGCGCACCTGCTCGTTCGGGTCGACCGGTTCCCGCGTGAAGGTGTACGCGACGGGCCGGGCTCGGTTATCAAGAATCACGCCGCAGACGCCGCGATCGCGACGGGCGCGGTCGGGCGTGCGGCAGCGGTGGGCTTCGAGCGTCTGCAAGGTTCCGTCCCGTAACGGCAAGGCGAAAAAGTCGCCGTCGATGACGACCCGGGCCAGGCCCAGATCGGCCATCTGCTCGAAGGTCAGTTTGCCGGCCGCGTGGCAAACGCTCGGCTGCGAAGACCACTCCTGCCATCGCGAGCGCAGATGCTCGTCGACTTCCGGGTCCCCGGTGTCGGGATCGAGCTGCATCCCGCCCACGTTCACGTTGCACACGAGCCGGCGGACTGCCTGACGGATCAGAGGTTCGTTCCGCTCGAAGTGCCGCGCCAGCTCGACCATGGTCAGGAACCAACGCTGGTTCCGAATGTGGTAATCCGCGCTCGCGCCGTTCACAGGAAGAGAGACCTGCCGCAAGAAGCGGTTGGACCGGTAGCGAGCGGCGTCATATTCCGCCCGGACTTCGGCCATTTGGCGGCAGATGGACGGTGGTCGTGGTCGTCGGTCAGGCATCAGTCGCGAAACGTCTGAAAGGAGGCATGGATGACACGGCGCGAGCGCGACGCGGCGGTCGTATCGTGATTGCGGAGCCATTCTTTGGCGGCCAAAAGCTCCTTGCGGATCAGGTCGGGGCTGAGAGCGACCTGATTTCCCCCCTTGCCGGTCAAACGAGGCATCATGCGCAGCAATAGCCGGCAGGCGGTGATGAAGACCTTCGCCTTCGCCGGCGAGTTGTCCTCCTCGTAGGAGGCATTGTCGGCGTAGGCCGCTTCGATGTCCGCCAAACTGCTCTGAGAATTCAGCGTGGCCATACCGTTAAGTTCGGGTCAGCCCCGACTGCGCGCGAAGGGCAGTTCAGGCGAACCGAACGCGGTTTTGTCGGATCGCTCGGGCGCGACCGGACGGCTCGGGCGCTAGATCCGGCGGCTGACTTGCTCGAAAATCCACCGCACGACATCGTTCGCATGCACAACGGGCCGACCGTCCGCAAAGGCGGCGCCGGAAGCGAGCAGACCTGCGTAGACCCGCCGAAAGGCGTCCAAGGAGGGGCCGTTGTCGATCTTCAGGTCGATTCGACCGAGCGACTGCGCCACGTACGTCCGCTGCTCCGGCTCCGCGACCGGCAAGGCCAGCTCCACCTCGCTGTTGCGGACGGCTCCGCCGGTCGACGTCTTCTTGGATTGCGTCTTTTTCGCCATCACTGCTCCTATCGATCCGTAGCCAAAAAAGGCCGACCATCTGGGGTCGTGAGCGTGCGAGGAACCACCCGCTGGCGGCGTCTGCGTGGGACCGGCTTACGCGACATCTCGCGGTTCCAATCCCGGCCGTTGTTCTTGTAGTGCCAGGCCATCACGACTGCATAGCGCAAGGCGTCGCGAAACTCGTTGTCCCCCCGCTTCCGCCAGTGACCGTTTTCGTCCAAATAGTCGTTGCAGAGCTGCTGCGCGAAGTCGATGCCCGTGACCGGCTGGCCGTGAAAGACTTCGGCCGGCACGCTGAACCAATCCCGATCCGTGCGCTTCACCAGGCCGGTGATGCGGTCCTCGATCCATTGCTGCGTGCGCGTCGTGTTGGGCTCGATCAGGTCGTACTGGCCGATCTTGATCCGGGCTGCCACGAGCTTCGGCGGCACCCCGACCCGCTGCATCGCCGGCCGGTACATCTCAATAAAGTTCCCGGCAAAGAAAGGCCGGCTTGGGTCCGTCGAGGAGCCTTTCACGGGCCAACAATTGGGCAACTCACGGCAGAACGAATAAACCGCTTCGGTGAAGGCGCCCGAGTCGATTCCGATCCGGACCGGCCGCAGCGCAGGACCGCCATCCGCATGGGGGTACTCCCAGCGGGCGCAGGTGCGCCGCATCTCGTCCTTGCTCCACGCGATTCCGTAGTCGACCAGTTGGGACCGAGCGTACTGTCCCCAGGCGATGACCACCCAGTAGAAGATCAGCTCCTCGCCGATCCGGCCCACGTCCGCCCCGACTGTCAGGAACCGCGACCACTCCGGACAGACTCCCAGCGGTTCATCCACGGCCAGGCGTTCCGCCAACTCGTGAGGCTCGACCGACCGCGGCGCTGGGTCCCACGGCTCGGCGAGCGTACCGGTGACGAACTCGCGCAACGAGTCGGCGTTGGCCTTGGCCGCGAGAAACTCCGCGACCAATGCGCCCCAGCCGGGGATGACCAAACTGTATAGCGACGAAATCCCGTCAAAGACGACGATGTCCGGACCGATTTTCGGCCGCCCCAGCACGCGCCCCGTCTTGGCCAACCGCTGGCCTTCCGCGATCCACTTGCCGGCACGGATCATGCCCGGACGATCCGCATCTGTGATCTTGCAGCCGCTCTGACAGCGATAATAGGCCGTGGCAACGGCTTCTGTAGCGCCGGCCTTGTCGTCCCACTTCACGCCCGGGCCTTTACCGCGATCGCCCCAAACCAGGCGCTGGTATTTCCCGCAGTGCGGACATCGCACGAAGAAATACCGCCGCTGCGCGGCTGCCGAGTCGGCGAAGCTGCTGATCGCGCAATCGCCGACTGCTTCCGGCTTGCCCTCCAGGATGTACTTGCTGTCATACGGAAACAGCCTTCCTCGCTGCAGGAATCGCCGGATCGCGTTCGGCGACCAAAGCCCGGCTTCGTTGACGACCCCGTAGCAGGCCGGATACCCCGCCAGACTGGCGCGGCTGCCAGCGTACGCCTTGCGAATCAACCCTGTCTCCAGGCGGACGCCTAGTTTCAGGTTCTGGCGGTGCGGCGGCAAAAGGATCGGCTGGCCGGCTCGCAGCCGATGCGCCATCGGGATCACCAAGTTCTGCACCAGATCATCGACCGAGGCTTCGTCCGCCGACGCGACCGCACAAGGCCGCCCCGTCGTGACCGCCCAATACAGTAGACAGGCGACGGCGGTCAGAGTCTTCGCCGACCGAGTCGCCCAGCGTAGCACGATTACGCGCACCATGGGATCGTCCACGGCCTCCAACACCCCGCGCACATGAGGGAACATCGCAGCATCGAACGGCCCCGGCGTCTCGCACACGTCCGGGATAACGACATGCGCGGGAACCCACTCGGCGCACAGCACCCTTGGCGGCGGTCGCCATACCCGCCAACTGGCACGCAGCAGCTCGTTTGTCGCGACCCTCCTCTGCTGCTCACGAGACACTATCCTTCGTCTGGCCACCGTCGGTCAGCGCACTTTCCACCAGGCTGGCAAACTCGTCGAGAATCCTCGCCACTCGCTCCTCGGCCGCCGCAAGGAACTCTTGTCGCTGCTTGCGGGGCACCAGTGCGGCGAGTTCACGCGGCACCCGCCGCATCAGACCATCGCGAGCAACGGCAATTGCCCCTGTGATCGCGTCGAGCACGACGTCGCGATCCACCAACCGTCCACGCGCTACTTGTTCTTCTCGCTCCTTTCGACGCGCGTCCGCCAGCTTGATCCGCGCTTCACTGATCGCTTTCAGCCTTGCCGCTCGCTCTAGGTTCGGATCCCCCCTTCCACTTTTGAAGAGCCGCTTAAACTCCAGCAGATCCGGGATCGGATACCCGCGTGAGCAATCGGGAAAGGCCGGATGGCGGCTCCAATTGGTGATAGTTCTGACGCTGACACCGAGGCGTGCAGCCGCTTCAGCCTTGGTTCGGGCGACGTCGACCTTCTGCCCGCGCTTGGCCATGGGAAGGTAGGCACCTCCGTGAGCTCGTATCCGACACAAAAACCGCAACCAACCGACTGCGCCTAGCCCCCCCTCCCAGCCGAAGGACCCGCCCCCGTCGCAGTGAAGCGCACCGCTCCTCTGCGCTCTCGCGGCTCGGGCACCCGAACCTGCATCAGCCGCGCAGCCAGGGCAAGACAGTCCGCCGGAGGATTCGGGTCACGTTTCGTTTTCGAGACGTCGGCGATTAGTGCCTCAACCACATTCTCGCGTTTCGTCTTCGGAAGTGCCTCGATCAGTGCGCCGACCAGTCGATCGGTAGCAACGGAACGATTCACCGTGATCTGCTCGTCGACACCGACTTGAAGAACCCCTTCTGCGCGGTCGACGAACTGTTTTCCTTGGCATTCCGCGCGTAGCTCAAGCTTGAGCGGCACAGAAATTCCGCGAGGCAGCCTGTCCGCGTCGAACAATTTCTTGTAGCGATTTTGGGCGGCTGCGATGGCGATTGCCGCGACCTGTTCTTGTCTCATGTGCTTCCTTTCAATCGATTTGCTTCGGCGAATACCACGCGATGAAAGTCGGGCGCGCTGTCCATTTCCCAGTGCTCTAGGTCGAGCTCAAAGACGCCATTGATTCGTGTGTTGGCCCCCGACACGACCCTCTGCCCCCCGGGAAAGAAAAACGGGGGCGTCGGCCGGAACCGCGGATGCCGCTGGCGGAATACGGTCAGACGCAGGACGGAATCAGGCACGACGAGCCGGCTCCACGGTAAAAGGGCGCGCAGCCATCCAAGCCGACCGTGCCGGGCAACAGGATCGCACAACGTGAGCTGGTCAACACAGATCCCCTGCCTGGCCAAACGCGAGCATACTTGTACCGCCGTTGCGCCGCCCCAGGAGAAGCCGACGATCATCACGCGGAGACGTCGCAGAAGAAGATCTTCGCATTCGGCGTCCAGCTCTGAAATCATGCGAGCGATCTCATCAGCGCCGATGTACCAGGGGTAGTAGTCGATCAAGAAATCGGGTCCCGCAATCGATCGATAGAGACGGTCGCGGAGCTGCAGTATGCCGTTCTGGGGGCTGCCGACCCGCTGCAGAAAGCCGGCAAAAAGAATCACGACATACCGATACGCGCTGACGGATACTGCGGTTGCCACCATGCGCCCGATCAGTAAGATACCTAGGAGACCCGCCCCCCTCTTGTTTTTGACGCGGCGGTGGCGACCGATGCGAAAAACGAGCCTGCGTCAGACGCCACCGGACCCGCCTCGTGCGATTGGACACCGCGAGTGTCGGGTCTGAACCAAGGGCGAGTCAAGAAGGGAATTGGATGCCAGTACCGACTAGGCTCAAAGCGACGGTGATCTTCCGCGATCTGCGGGAACGAGCGCTTTTCGAGCAGCACGCGAGCGCGACGGGGCAGAGCTTGAACGATGTGCTGCGAGAGGGATGGCAGTACGAGGGCAACTTTATCCGCTTCCTACGCCGCCGCTACGGTCGCCGTGTCGCGGGCCTCTTCGCCGACGATCGTCGCCGCCGCGACTGCGAGCGCTGAGCGTTATCTTTGAGGACAGCAGCGACTGCTGTACCTCACGGCTGGTTGGTCTGGTCAGCAGGCGCTGCTGAACTCGGTTCTCCCTTCGGCATTACCATTTGCGTCGGCCGAAAGCTTTCGTCCATGGGTGCATCCAGTTCGCCGTCAACCGTAGTTTTTGGCTCGGCAGCCGATTCGCTGGGCCACGGCGTGCTGGCAGGCGAAGAGAATTGCTGCGGGACAATTGCCGCGTCATTGTTGTGAACCGGCACCCATCTTTCTTCTAATCCTCCTGCCGTCAGGAATCCTACAAGCGCACCGAGCGCAAGAAGACCAGACTTTTGCACGAAGTCCCAAAGCTCCTTGGCTTCCTTGCCTCCCCGGCTGAGTGCTCGGTGCCATTCCCATATGACCACGACAACTACAAGCAGCGCCACAGCGCCCAGCGACGCAAGAACAACACATCTGGCTTTGGACTCGAGAGTCAACTCTCTTCTGTAAGTCTCGGTCACGGTTTGCGACGACGTCAATTGCACCGGCTCCCAACTCTCTTGACCGGTCCGGGGGTCGATCCTTTTGATGAGGCGATAGCGCGCATCTGGAAGCCTCGTTGTCACTGTGATCTCTTCCGGCATCATCAACGCTACCGCGTAAACAACAATCCCGATTGCACTCACAATCCCTAACAGCCCGAACCCCACCACTCGCCACATAGCTTGTTCCCTTCGCTTGTCCGCACACTACGAAGTTAGCTCCCCCGTCGAGGACTACCTTTCATCAGCCGCGCCCCCGTCGAACGGCGCGAATCCGCCGGTTCTGGTTCAACTGTCGCGGGCTGTGTCTCAATCAACTGGTCCAGCCGATCGCGGATCGCCGCTAGGTATCCAATGACCTCGCCGGCGGCCAGAAATACGATCCCGCCGAGCGCTAGCGTCGGGATCTCAAGCGATAAGGCCAAAAAGAAAAAAAGCACGGCGAAGACGAACGCCGGCCATGCCTCCCCCAGATTGAACTTCCGCCGTCTCGCGGCCATCGAAATCCCCCTTCTGCTCCGTCGTCCCGAGCCATAGATTTCCCGACCAAACTGCCTGCCCACAACCGTACCGAGGTACCGCCCGCTTGTCTAGCGCACCTTAGAACGCAGCAAGGACACGTTCCGGGGGTTCAAATCCCCCAGGGGGTACTTTTCGGTTGAGGGTTATCAGTTGAGGGTTGAGGCACATGGGACGGGTCGAACGGGATCGGGAGTTGGCTCGGCGGCGGCATCGCCGGATGAAGCTGAGGAAACTGCGGCAGCGGTACGCGCAGGCGACCCGGCCGTCCGAGAAAGCGGCCATCGTCGAAAAAGTCCGCAAAATCAGCCCGCTGCTCGACGTCGAAAAAGAATGGGCGACTAGGTGACTCACGCCCAAGCCCCATCAGCGCTTTCGGGGGTCAGCAGCATGGGGCGCTCGTTGCTGTCCAAACGCGAATTGGTCATCACTGCTAGCCTATTCGTGTCGATCTGCATCGTCGCTGCGTTGCTCGGTCGGCCGGCGAGAGAGCACGCGAACTCGAAGGAAACACGCGTCGCGGCACCTCCCCCAAAGGCGACATCTCCGGCGTGGTCAATGCACTCGCCGATCCCCGTCAGTGCTGCACAGTACGGCGAGAAATGGCCCTTCACCGTGCAGTCCGGTTTCATAGCCTACGAAGCGCCCTGGCGCATTGTCTTTGTAGCCGAGGACGGAACGAAGTACGGATTGAACGGCGTCGCCAAGATGGCTGGGTACCGCGACGTCGAGACAATTTGGAGAGTGGACCCCGAATACGGCCCGCCGGTGCATGTTCCGTATCAGTGGATGATCGAGCTCGCCATCGACCGCTGGAAATTGCGGGCTTCCGACGATCTACCCCCCGGGCAAGAGACCGCTGAGAGGGAGAGCCGCGAGCCCCGCTTGACCGACAGACACATCCCACTGCCGGTCAGTGCGAGCGAATGGGGTGAGCGGTGGCCCTTCACTGTAGACGACGGCTACCTTCAGTACATTAGTCCTGGGCAGATCGTATTCATCAACGAGGCGCTCCCGGAGACGTTCGCGTTAAACGAGGCAGCTCGATCTGCCGGATACGACGATGTCAGAAAAATCCTGCGCATCAGGACCACCAATGGAGTCGCGACACGCATGTCCGTGCAGCCGCTAGTCCGCTATGCAATCGATAACTGGGGTCTTGAGACCGGAAGGTGCAAAGTATGCCCCAAGGGCGCGCACCCAGAGGCGGATCAACGCAGCTAACCGCACGACGGGACTTCTGATGAATGTGTGATCCGGCGGGCTCCACGCGGAAATGTACTATTACGAGAACGCGGCCATCCTGCTATAATGGAGACATGATCGTGCGACGGGATGAAACATTTCGCAAAAGCCTTGAACGACTGATCGCATCAGGCCGAATCACCAAGTCCGAACTTTGCCGGCGAGCGGGGATGTCGCGTTCTCATCTTGACTACATCCTCAAGGGTGAAGTCGATCCGAAGATCAGGGTTTGCGACCGCATTGCTGATGCGGTTGGGATTCCTTTGCCTTGGCTGCTGGACCCTGATTTCGCAGAGACACTTTCCGCCGACGCGGAAACAGTGTCCAAGAGCGCTTGACAGCCTGTTCTAGGTTTAGTACAACTGGCCGGTGCTGGCTTTGGCTGGCACCGGCTTTTTTTGTGGCCTGCTTTTCTCGCGAAACGACGATCGGGGACGGAGCCATGCCGGACGTGCAGCGTGAGCTGTTCGATCGGAGCTGGCGGCAGGAGCTGCTGGAGCGGGATCGGCCGGCGGCCCATAACCGGACCGAGACGTCGATCGCGGCGGCGGAGCGGATTCGCCCGACGGCCGGGACGAAACGAGCGATCGTCCTGGAGACGATCGAGCGAGCTGGGACGGAAGGGGCAACGATCGACGAGATTGTGCAGGTTACGGGCCTTTTGACGGCCACTGTCTGCGGGCGGATCAACGAGCTGAAGCGGGACGGCTGGATTCAGGACAGCGGCCGGCGCCGGCCGACGCGGTCCGGCAGCCCGGCGATCGTGTGGATCCGGCGGTAAGAGGAAAAACTGGGCGCCGCGACGAGGCGGCGCCAGCGATTAAGGGATGCGGCAGGATGGCCAATCGGGACGGAGCGGGACAGATCGGGGTGGTCGGCCCCAGGGAGGTGAGGAGCGATGCGGGCCGGCGGCCCGGGCCTCTGAGCCGGAGGGTCGACGATGTATGCTGCATCCTTTCCGCCATTACACATCTCAGTCATTCTCCAATGGGGACAGCCGGAACAGTCGAGCACGGAGGGGCCGGTGATGGCAGACCAGGGCGGGCCCGCCCCACGGTTGCGAGTGTTTCCCCCTACGGGGGCTTCTTCCCCCTACGGGATGGGCAATCCCGTAGGGGAAAACGATTCCGCCGGCTACTGGCCGCTGCGCCGCTGCTGGGAGGAATCGCTCTCAAAGAAAATCGAGCTCTCGCCGGCGACGCTGAAGCACTACCGCCGGCTCATCAACCAGTGGGAAGCTTACTGGCGCAAGCGCGGCTGCGAGCGTCCGCTCGGCCCGGACGTGCGCGAGATCCAGCCGAAGGACTTCAACGATTTCGCTCGGGCCCAGGGGTGGACAGCGAAGTCCACCTGGTCCACGCGGCGCGATTATTTCGGGAAGATTCTGAAGTCGGTTGCCCGGGCGAGCAAATCGTGTCCGATCGGGCTGACGGAAGGCTGGCTCTTCGAGCAGCCGCCATTCCTCGCCCCGCTGCCGCCGGGGCTGGCGCCAAAGCCCGAGACGCCCGAAGCCCTCACCGTGGACCAATTCGCCCGGCTGCTGGAATGCTGCGACGGCGCTCGCTGGCCCTGGAGACGAGCGATCGTGCCGGCTCCGGTGCTGTGGCGTGCTTATCTGAGCTTCCTCTGGGTCTACGGGTCGCGCAAGGACGCGGCATTGCGGCTCACTTGGCGGGAGGTCGATCTGGAGCGCGAGCGGCTGGATTACGTGCCGGACAAGAAGGCGGATCGGGTGTCGGTCGCCCTTCACACACTCTTGCTGCCGCTGCTGCATTTTCTCCGCGATCGATCGCCGGACCGCGTCTTCCCGTTTCCCAACACGGCGCGGACGGCCGCCCAGGAGAATTTCAATCCACAGCTCAAGGCGATTTTTCGGGCGGCCGGCCTGGTAGAGCATACCAGCCACTTCTTTCGCGTCTGCTGCGTCACCAACTGGCAGACGCTGGTCGGGCGGCGGACTCGCTTCGTGACCGGACATCGGCCGCAGGGCGTGCAGGAAAAGCACTACGACAGTCGAAGCGCTCGCCAGGTGATCGCCGAGCGAATGGCCGAGTATCCGATGCCGCCCGCCGAGACGCTCTGGGCTGGCTTACCGTTGGAATACCTTCCTGGAGCCTGATGCGTCCACTCCCTCTGAGCCCGTCGGGGGTATCCAACGACTTCGTCTCTGTCCGGTCGACGAGTCCCCCTCCCCGGCGGGCGTTTCTTCTGGTCCCCGCTGTGTCGCATCACGCGAGACCTCCTGTAGAGCCGCCGGCGGACGATCCGATCTTCCGTGCCTATCTGATCGTCGCGCTCATTGTGGCAGCGATCACGTTCGTCGTGCTCACTCTGCAGGGCGACGGCGTGCCGGGCAAGTGGAGACCGCTGCCCGGCCGGATCGAGGCCTCGGTGATGTTCGGCCTCGCTTGGCCGCTGACAGTCCTAAGAGTGGGTGTGGTACGGGATCACGACGTTTTGGCGGCGTCACGCGACTCGGAAGAGGTGACGGAACGATGTGTGAGGAATCGCGGCGTGCTGCAGAATCGGCCAGGCCGGCTGGTTCTGGCATCACCACCTATCGGTCCTGGATTGAGGGACCCCGGTTTGCCGGCCGGTGGGATTGGGCCCTGCGCGACATGGCCCGCACGCTCGGGCTGAGCATCACAGTGCAGCGCGAGACGAGCCTGTTGAGGCAGCGAGTCGACTTCACGATCTCTGGACGCCGGGAGAACGTGCTCACATTTCTCCAGTGCCTGCAGCGTTTCGTCGACGAGTGGAACGAGGAATGAGATGCGGGATTTCACCGACTACGAGCTTTGGGTGGTCCGCCAAGCTGAGGGAATCGTCCGTATGCTGCAGGAGGCGGCTCAAATCGCACAGGCCACCATACCGCCCCTTGGCAAGACCTGCAGCCGTCGCGAACTGGAGCTGTACCGGGAGATCATCGACGCCCGCCGCGCCGCCATAGAAGCAAGAGACCGCCTTGGCCAAGCGATCGACCTATATCGTACGCCGGCGATGGCCGGACCTTTTCCGAGAAAGGAGGAGCACGCAATGGGAGAGACCGTTCGTTATTCGATAGGTGTGGATAGCCCAATCACTCCACAGGAACCTCTGCCGGCGCTGCCGGAGATTCCTCGCGGCGCCTTGGTGGTGGTCGAGGGGTGGGCGCCGATCTGGCGGTACGCGATGGCGCTTCACCGGCTCCACGGGTCGCCGGCCGGTGCCATCGCGGTCTATGACCCGCGTCTCGGAGCCGTCGTTGTCCAGAGCCACACGCCCGCATACGCGGAAGGGGACGTGCTGGACTTCCCGGAGGATAGGGCGCAATGACCAATGCAAGGAGCCGGTACGTCGCGGTATGTCCCAAGTGCCGATGGAAGGGATACAGGGTTGAACCGGAATGTGAGTGCTACGACCGCGTGTGCCACGTGTGGGCACCGGGCCTTGGATGTCCGCGGCAAGCGAAACGACCATGCCCGCACTGCGGTGCGGAAGTGATTGCGTACCCGGTGCGGTTCAGACGGAGGATAGGGGGCAATGACAGGTGATACAGACGCTACACTGCCGTCCCAGCATCTCTGGGACGGCATCGACGCCTTTCCCGGGGATGTAGACGAGAGCGACATCCTCGCGCAGCCGCTTCTGCGCGATCTCGACGATTTAGACACTGTCCCTCGCTGGGTCGCGCGCTTCGTCCTGCGCGACCTGCGGGAGCTGCGAGCGATCTGTGAGGCGGCGGGGATCGAGCTGGACGTATCACCGTGCCGCGAGTGCAATCGCGAAACGGTCTGTCTGCCCGAGGGACTGCTGCCGATCTGCGTGGACTGCCGGAGGGCGGAATGACCGTCGTGCCATTGAATTTGCAGCGATGGATCGAAGGCCGGCTGGAGAACAGCGGCTGGGACCACATATTGACGGTCGTGCCCGAAAGCGGAGGCGGGGTTCGTCGGCGCATCCGTGTTTGGCTGTCGCACGATGGCCTCCGGCTGGCCATTGTCTGGCCGCACGCGACGCGGGTCATCGACCTAACGGTCGCCCCGGAGCATAACCCGGAGCAGGGCGAGTACCACAATGGGGCGATGGGTCTATCAGTGCTGATCACCCGACATGGGAGACAGGAGGCAGACGATGGCGAACAAGCAGAAAACGCCGGGAAAGAAAGAGACGGCGAGCAAAATCTTGACGGAGCTGGGTGAAGCTGAGTTGGACGTCACTCGGCTGGAGGACCGCATGGATGAGCTCCGCGAAGAGCTGAAGGACGCAAAGAAGGAGTACCAGGCCGCAGTCGCTCGTCTGCGGCTGCTCGTCCGGGACGTGGCGACAGGCCAGATGCGACTGTTCGACTGACAACAGGACGGACACGGACGGGTGAGGCTGGCTGAGGGATCGGCTGGCGGAACGGATTCGCCGGGCCGGGGTACGGACGCCCCGGCCCGCATGGAGGCTCGGATCAGGAGGACGGGAAATGCTAGTGCTCGGACGCCAGCAAGGCGATTCGATCGTGATTGATACGCCGCTGGGCGAGATCACTATCACCGTTGTGCGGCTGGGCCAGCGCTACGCTCGGATCGGCATCGAGGCCCCGGCCGGCTGGCCGATCGTCCGATCCGAGATTCGCGGCCGCGAGGAACCGGCAGACGACGAACTGCCGATGCGCGTGGCGTTGAGGAATCTGCGGACGTGACCCGGGTCGGCCCGGGTCGTATCAGGTCGGTCCCGGTCGAGTCAGGTCGGGCCGGGTCGGATCGGGTCGGAATCGACAAGGAGGGTGTGCGCGGTGCAACTGGAATTTGACTTCGATCCCAAACTCGAATCAGCAGCGAAAAACGATGAGCGACTGGAGGCCGTCGGAGTCTCAGCAATGCGGCGAGCCGTGATCTGGCTGTTCCAACTCCACCCGGAAGCCAAGCGCGATGGCACGTTGATCCGGCTCGATCTGAGCTTCATAAAGGCATCCCAGTGGCTGCGCAACCAGGCTCGGTGGCGAAACTTGCGCTGTGCCGACACGAACGTGCGACGCGCCTGCGTGTTCTGGCAGCAATTGCACTGCGTCGCGATCCTGAAGCGACCACGAGTCCTGCTGCTGGATGTGGCGCGACTGAGCGAGTGGCTCTATCGCGAACAAGAAGCGGTGGAACGAGCCGTCTCGTCGGCTCTCAATTTCGCCGGCGACGGAGCCCCCCCGAAAACAAATCCGACCCGGTCCGACCCGATCCGACCCGCGTCGACCCTCAGTGAGAGAGTGAGTGAAGAAAAAACTCATTCACTCACTCACTCTGTGGGCGGGGTGGATCGGTCCGATCGGACGGATCAGACGGATCGGACAGATCATCCCTCGGCACCGGCCGGGGCGTCGGTGGTGCTGCCTCGGCTGCCGGTGGAGGTGTGGGAGCCCGGCCGAGACGATCGGTCGCTGTATCGGCTGCTGCGGGCGTATTGGACCGAGCACGGGCCGGCCCTCGAGGCGGCCGGCATCGACGCCGACACGTTCACCGGCGCCGTCCTGGCCGCTCGGGCCCAGCCACGCACCGACCCGCAGCGTTACGCCGAGCGGTGCCTGGAGCTCGGCCTGACGGAGAACTGGCTCGCCCAGGGGCGCGCCTGGCGCCGCCGGCAGAAGATTCTGTTCTCTCGGCCTATCACACATGGAGCGGTGCAATGACACTGAAGCAAGGCGAACCGCCGGCGTCAGCCGGCGGGTGTAAAGCGGCTGAACAGTCAGACGTGCCAAACCCGCTGGAGCGGGCCCTATTCCTCTGCGGGATACTGTGCGCCCTGCTGCGGAGACATCCGCAAGGGCGGGTCCTATTCATCGCCCGCCAAGCGGAACAGCACACCTGGGTCGTCATTTGCCGGCGGCGGGACTGGCCGCGAGCGATCTGGCAGCTCGCTCGTTGGGCCTTCGACCGCTCGCTCCCGCTCCGCCCCCGCCACGCCCTCGGTCTGGCCGTGCGGCTCACCGTGCAGCTTTTTAGTGCGAGGCATAGCCATGATTGAAGTCCCAACAGCAACACAGCTTTTTGCACTCGCTCGCGGCGTTAACGTCCGATTCGGCGACCACCGCTGCTATTACTGCGGCGGAGCGTGTGCCGAGGAATGTGTGCCGGCCAGCGAGCATGTGAAGGCGAGCTTCACAAGTCGGGACACGGTTTGCGGCGGGGATCGGGTCTGCGACGGGTGTATTTCGGC